TTCGTTAATAGGTATACTCGTTGATCCTTTTTCAAATTGGGCGTTATACCCATAAAAACTACCCCATCTCCAAATCTCTAGTGCTATTTTACCTTCTTTATTATATAACGTGTGTGATGGAAATGCATAATCGGCATTGAATATTGAAGCGATAGCGGTACCGTTTTCAACCATGCTATTTTTTACTCGAGCAACCATTGAAAACTCGTCTGTTGTTTCAGTTATATTTTCACTTGAATATACTTGTCCGAGATCAACATGCGCGCGCTCGAATCCTCCTCCACCGCTGCCGCCACTTGCGCTAAAATCGAGTCCTTCAGTAGAAGTATACGTTACACCATTTTTCAGTAACGCAATTGCTTGGGCTGGTCCTCCAGCTGCAGGGTTATTTAGTTTAAATGTCGGCTCATTTGGATTTGTACTATCGTACAACGTGAAATCATTTGCAGGAAGTTCAATGATATGATTATCGTTAACAGGATGAGTTTCAGGTTTGTTTATACTTTCAACTCTCCTAATCTGGCCAGTCGCGATTTGCAAATTATTATTATCGCGGAAAGATACAATATCGTTTAAATTTTGCTCACTAAAGTTTTCATCCTTATTGGCGTATCCTTCGATAAAGTCAGTATAGTTTTCTATCTTATCACTGGCTTTCCACTTTCCTGAAGATGGCTTTAATAAAAAATCTTTAGGATACATGACTTCAACTAATTCATCAAAGAAGATGCGAAAGAAAACCAAAACAGATTCTTCACTTCCTCGAATAGAATAATATTTTACTATTCTTTTGTAAAGAGAAACTCTGTCCATTCTTTTAGAATCTGGAACAGTTTTAGCAATTTCATTCTGCAATTTATCTAAATAGCCAAGTGAAGTTTCATCAATGTCTTGCTCAGAAACTATACGATTAAATATATCACTCGTTTGATCTTGTTGATTTAAGTAATTATAATAATCGCTTAACAGCTCTATAAGTGTTTCAGAAGATTGTCTTAACTGCATCGGTATTAAATCTTCGACTCGAGAAGATTCAACATTAGTAACACGTGCTTTGGGTGCAGCTTGTGCACCTAAACTATACGCTGCTACTGAAACGACCTGCTTTGTCGACAAAGCAGTAATGTTCGTGTACGTAACTAAGCCCTCATCATTAGTTCCGTATGTTGCGTATTCTTGATAGGCACTACCATTATAAGAAGAAACTGAAGGAGCAGCTGAAACTGCGTGGTTCATTTCGCCCATAGGCATATAGAACACCACATCGTCTAGTCCTACAAACGTGTGAGTGTGGTATACTCCAGTGATCAGTGACGCGTCAGTATAGAGAGGATAGAAAAAGCCGGTGAGTCCAGCTGAGTCACCGTAATTACTTTGACCTTTGAGATAATAAACAGACATAGTAAAGATTAATAGCCGCTGCCGCCACCAGAATATCCACCACTATTTGTAGTTGTTCCTCCTGATGTAGAAGATGTGTTAGAGGTAGGTGTGGATGTTCCAGCATTTGAAACAATCTGCCCTGTTTCAGAAAAACGAGGAACTGTATTATAACCTTCTACACCAGATGCACCACCAACGGAAATTGTATCGATTTCTCCAACAACAGTCGACTTTGGAACATCGATTTGAATGATTGTATTTTTGGAACTTACCACGTCATTTGAATTTGGAGAAACTTCAATGCGAATATTTTCGTTTTGCTCTAAAGGAATCAGAGCGCTATTCAAAACCAATTTACCAGTAGAGCTATTGAGTGTACCAACGCTATTTACCATTTTTACTTTTACATCGTCGTCTAAACGATAAACATACACGTTTCTTTCAACACCTGGACCTTCATCTGCTAGATAATAGTCATAGCCAGTAAATTTCCAACCTGAAGATTGAATTATAGAAGATTCTGCATCATCTACAAAAAGCGGCGCGTTATACTCAAGTGAGTGAGAAATTGAAGTTCCTAACTCCAAACTCAAATCTTTGTATAAGAATACCCGCGCTGTAGAATTTAAAATTGCATTATCGCTCGTATCAATACTTCGTAAAAGCTGTGAATGACGAAATACTCCATCGAAGTTTTGCAGGTTTTGCGAGTTAAATGATTCTATAACATTTCTTACGTTTGCCTGCATTTGGCCAGTAGTAAGTGATGTAAAGTTACTATTATACTTAAAGAAGATGTTGAAGAATAAATACGTGTAATCAGGATCTACTATCACTGGCTCAATCGATAAAACACGTTTATTCTGCAAAGCTCCAACAATCAATTCTTTTTCTTCATCTGTCGTAGTAAGCGCGCCGGTCGGCTTAATTGAAATATACGCTTTACCATATTGTGGAGGATTGTTTAACTCTCCGCCCCAAACCGATATACTATCGAGTGAACCGTAAATCTGTTTAACGAGAACACGGTAATCATCAGCAGTGACTGCTCGATTCTGTGCGATATATGATAAAGGTGCGTTGTATCGTACGTTTTCAATGTTTTCTTTATCTGATCCTCCTCCTGATCGCGAATTTACTATGATTGTAGATGTACCATCAACTATAGAATCAGCCCCGCCATTCCACGTGAAAGCAGATGCACCATTTGCTAAATCTCCTTTCGTGCTTAAGAAACCAATTTCAACGATTGCTGCGTTACCTGGAAGTTTACCAATTGAATTGTTGCCAAAGTGAATCTCGTATTTACCAGCGTAGTTTTCTTCAAGAAAGTAAATTGCACTATTACCGTCAATATCTCCAGAAAATTGATCAAAGCGAGAATAAACAGAATAGGTCTCAGAATTCGCATTCTCATAAACCTTTACAACAATACTCGTTGTATCAATATTATTATCGTCAATTACAAACTTTTGATTTTGCAGCGAATTATCTACGGCATAGCGTCTTTCCTTCAAAACACCTTGATAAATCGAAAGATCGTTAAACTGATAAGTATTATTTCCTTCGCTATCAGTACTCAAAGAAACCTGAGTATCTTCGAGAAGAATAAATGTATAGTCTGATTCATCAATCGTTGTTGAAAAGCTTTCACCACGGTTAAGAGAATATGCTTGATTAGTAACACCGGCTAAAGGTGTAAGAATCATATCGATACTTGCGACAGAAGCACTTTTACTTGCAGGCGTGTAACCTAACAACTTTGCTCGAGATACGACATTTGATCGTACCTGAGCAGAATCCAGAAAGGATTCATTCATTGCTACGTGAGCATTCATTGCATTATAGTGTGTATTATAAGCAAGAACGTCGAGTAAGTTATTTAAACCTGAACCATCAAAGTCCCAATCGCGAAAAGGAGAATCACCACGTTTAAAATAATTTTTAAGGTTATCTTTAATTTGGTCGAAATCTAATTCTGTTGTATTAAACTGTGTTGTCATTTTATCTTAGTCTCTGCAGCGCGAATTCAACTTCGGCTTGCGCATTAATTTTTATTACATTAAATTCTATTGAAACACGATATGCATTTGCATCTGTATCATCAAGTATTTCAACTCTTATTGCGTTGATCCTTGGCTCATGATCTTCGAGCAAACGATATATTTCTTTCTTCATCATGATCGCAGTAAACTGATCGGTGTTTTCAAAAAGCAGTGCAGTTACATTTGATCCTAGCTTCGGTTGGAAAGGCCGCTCACCGAAATTCGTCAGCACTAGATTTTTAACAGAATTCCGAACAGCTCTTACATCGGTAACAGGAGAAATATCCATTTTCACTGGATGTAAATTGAGATTCAAATCAAGATCAGAATACAGCGCCTTCCCCGCAACATTTGACGAGCGCTGTTTACTGTAACCTGAAGTTGCGATACTCATATAATCTATTTATAACGATTAGCGCCTTTTGTAGTTATTAAACGCAGCAACTGCATCTGCATATCGCGAATTTATTTCTTTTACGATAGGCCACCATTTCATACCATCTACAAATGCAGGTCTAATTGTCACAGCACCACCGCTAAAAGTAACTCTATTGTAATGCAGTACGTGTCCTTTTTCGTTTGGATCAGTTTTTTGCGCAGCTACTAATACTTCCATTCCATTGATAGCAGCTTGCTGACCTCGCACATGGAATGTGTAATAAGTAAAGATAAGCTTTTTATTGTAAGCGGCCACCTTCCCTTCGTTCCAATATTGCCACTTTTCCTCAATCAGTTTCTTCTCAGCACTTGAAGCAACAGTATTATAATACTCACTTTCCTTTAGATCTGCCTTCGCATATTTCTCCTTGAGCTTTTTGTATTTTTTATTACGAGACATCACTTTTTCGTTTTTCGAAAATTTCTTAATTGGTGGTAGGAATGGTTTAATTAGCTCATCGATCTCTTTCCTATAAGGTGCTAGATCATCGAGCAATTCTGAATAAGATTTCTCGATTAAACCAGAGGAGCTTACCTCATTCTCCTTTTGCACTACGGTAGGAACCACTTCTTCTACCTTCTTCGGGCCCTCGGCCGGCGTTGTTGGTTCAGCGCCTTTATCGACAACCTTTTCTACCTTACCGTCAGCACTTACCTTCGGAGCATCGATGTTGGGTACATCCTTACAGAAATCGAAAGGCTCGGCTATTGCACCTGCTATATCACTTAACGCATCCCCCGCCGCGCCCGCAATATTACTGACAGCGCCGGTCACGAAATCGTTAAGATCTTCTTCGAAGTTTTGCACAAGACTCACAGCACCCGACACTTTATCCATAAGATCATCTATATCTACATCAGGGAGAGCATCACCCCACCTTTCTTTAAAGGCCGCCTTCGCCTCTGCAAGTTCTGCACCTACCTTACCCTTTAACTCTTCAAGTTCTTTTTTGAAGTTAGGAATTACGGGAATCTCGGGCATCATAGATAGCAAAGCATCTTTCATCTCATCTGCCTTCTCCGCGATATCTGCCATCGCCTTCGCACCTAAAGAAGATAACTCGGCAACCTTCGCATTGAGAGCCTCCTTCTTTGCGTTGAGAGTATCGAGAAGAGCGTTACTGGAACAATTAATAGCCATATTAGTTTAAGTCGATTCGAGATCCATCTATATCTATACTACCAGAAGCGCCTTCCACTTTATCCGGATTATTCGCTGCTATTGTAATATCATTCTTAGAGTTAAGGTCAAATGCTGCATTCGTCGCTATATTCATGTTAGCGTTCGAAATAAGAGACAATTCGCCTATAGAGTTTATACCAAAGGTTTTAATAACGGTTTGTGCGGCATGTCCGCTAACCACCGTTTTTGAGTCTAACACAATGTTCATATTGTAATTGCCGGTAATGTTAGTAGTACTGTCTTTCACAACGTCCCTAATCTCGTTACCGCCTATGCGTGTCGTATTATTACGCGATACATTGAGCAGTCTATCAGATGGTACACCTTCATCCGGATCTAAACTACCTACTTCAATTAACTCGTTTAATCCAAGCTTGCTGACACGATTTCTTTTAATGTATTCTGTTTTATCTCCCTCTACTTCAAGATGATAGTTACCTTTCACAAGAGTTTTCATATCACCATCAACAGTCAAATTCACATTCCCTTTGACATACATGTTCTTACTCTTAAAGGTAACCTCATACTCATCACCAACGACTGTCACAGTCTTATCACCATTTGCTACAATCTCTTCATAAGTACCAGAGGTATGGAATGTAGATAATCTCTCATAATTCGGAGTATCATCAATCTCTTTTATATGACCAGACTCAGACTCATGCACATGATTCGCGGGATAAGTAGGATTAATAATCTCTTCAAGCTTACGATTCTCCCAAGTCAATCTCTCGTAATAGGTATCCTCTTTATCTGGAGAGATAGAAGTAACTCTCGGCGGAGTAGCTGTTTCAATCAACTCTTGTCGAGTATCTTCTTTCGATACATAAGGCTGAGCTGCAGCATACTCTGTTCTCGCTGCGCGGCTCATGTCTGATTCTCCGAGCAGGTCCGTAAGAGGGAATCCACCATCCGGATCGTTGAACCCGTTTGTAATGGCCGGTAAAGCAGTTGACATGCTCGGTAGGCTACCAATAACAAATGGATCCTGTAGTGCTTCTCCGTCTCGAAAAAATCCTATTACCCAACTGCCTTGCAATACACCAGTCGCGCTTTGTCCTATACCAGACATGCTTGCTCCGTTAATCGGCATCATAACGTGCGCCCAAGGTAAATGCGATGTTGGTATACCACCTAAATCGATATCTTTCTCTGGTGTGTGGTAACCAAAGCAACGAACTTTGAGTCTACCCATCTCGGAAGGATCGTTAATATCCTCTACTACACCTGTAAACCACGCTGGTTGATCTTTAAAATCTGTATTCATTCTATTTCATTTGCTCTTGAGTCGCGCTTAACACGACAGTTAACATAATATTCTCCACCTTCAAAGGTGTGTTCGACTGCTGCTATAAAGTATTTACCACTTAACGTTTTATCATATACGTCGGTATCGTCTGTCTCGAGGTATTCTTTTAATATATCTGGATCTAATGCTTTCGGAAACAAGAGTTGTATTACTCGACCAGGATTCAATTGTAAGTCACCGTGTAGTCGAAGATCATGACTTGTATTGTTTGATAGAGACCTATAAGTCTTAAGCTTAGCGATCGCTTTCTCTGTGAGATCAGTATATAGCTGGCCTGAATCTTCTGTAGACTTAACACCATCTAGATAAGCACCAGAGTTGATTGGTATATACTCTATATGCGCCGAAGTAAAGTCTTTAGCACCTTGGACCGGAGTATCGATACCATTCGAGAAGACAAACTTATCTGATAGAGTAGTACTTTCTTCAAGCGATTCTGTCTTCTCTGGATCGTATGTATAAATGTTTTGCTTATAAGTCTTAGTAGTATAGTCTAAGCTATAGTTCTCCGAGGTATAAGCACCGCTCGTGCTCTGCTCGATCTTAGATAGTTTAATATTAGAAGAGCACGAAAGGATCCTTGTAGCACGTTCTATATAGTCTGTAGTTGTATTTGGATCAGAAGAGAACTGTCGAGAATCGAAGTAAGTCTGATACACTGGCTCATTCACTATCGATGTATGGGATACGAGCTGAGTGAGTCCGTTGATCGATTGATAAAAGTAGAACGGTGCACCACTCTCGTCATAGCTGATAGATCGTAGATGTTCGATAGCATCGAATGGAGTCATATAAGGGCAGTTCCACCTAATCTTGCTCTTTGTCTCTCCGCCTAAGGCATATTTACTCAACGTTAGGTTACAGTCCCTCTCGAGTATGTTTGATATAATATCGCTTGTTTGCTTATACTCGTAGCTACGGGATATCTTTTTATGGCTCGAGATAAAGGCTTGTTCCGATATACCTTCTATTCGATAGACTTGTACATGATTATTCTGTGCTGATCTGCCGTATGTGGGATATTCTACAATAAAGAATTTCAGCTCGAGAGCCTTTTCGATGTCCGTATTGTGTTCTTTCTGCTTCAAACGTATTGTAACGGTCTCTTGTCCTATACAAGGAAAGCTCTCCATGAAGTTGACACTGTCTTGTATGCTTAGACTCAGTATAACAGTAGGACTATACAGACTTTCTGATAGAGAGAATTTTACTACAAGGTTTTCAATAAACTTGCTCTCTCCACGGTGATTTATCATCTCGATGTTCTCAAGATTATAGCCCGATGGATTAAATCGGTTCCCTTTGGCGTCTGTATTCTGATTGTGTGCGCTTCCGCTCATAGTAATAGTTTCTTATATGCTTCTGCGAAGGCATGTATCTGACTCTTCTTCACTACTTTTATATCTGTACGAGCAAAGTTCTTTTCTACTTCAAGCTCGTAACGTGACTGTATAGTTAATCCCGCGGCGCTTGCTGTTTCAAGTTCAGGAGCATAAGGACCATATCGAGTCTCTCCATTCGAAAGGGTGTACGGTCCACGATATGCATCGTATGCTGTCATAGGCTCGCCCGTTACGGTATCTGTATAATTGACAGGAGCATCTCGTCCATTCAAATAAAGAGCAGTTGCCTTCCAACCAATCAATCCTTTACCAAGTACATAGGCCTCAAATTCTCGTAGATACTCACGCCGTGTAAGATTTGCGATATCAATCTCTCCGCGGGTCTCCATTGCGAGCAATTCTTGTTCGAATCCATTCATGGTCGTAGCATATCCTTCTTGAGCCCATGCTAAGGCCTTTTCAAGCCATGCATCATTCAATTGTTCTACTTCTTCGTATAATGGATTCTGTGCGTTATAAGGATTATATGTTTCAATCAGATAATCTGCACTTCCGCCATAGCCTGTGCTCTCAAACTGAAAGAAATTCTTTACATCTGTGATTTTGTGGATATATAACTGAAAAAAAGTTGGATCAAATCGATCAATCAAAGCATACGCATTACTATTGATGTCTCGGATTCTTAGATACTCGTGTGATAAGTCTAAACCAAGGAAAGTGTTCTTATAATACGATTCTCCAAAGCTTGCCTTAATTCCGTCTGTGTTTCCAAATACACCTGGCAACACTTGAAGTACTGAACGATTATCATATTGTTTGGCTATATACCTTTCAAGCTCTTGTTCTGACTTTGGCCAGGCTCCGATACCTTCTTTCAGAAAGTCGTTAACAATAAAGAATGTCCAATAGAAGTCTGTGGTGCCATAAAGCTTCTGTGATACTACATCGGGTCTTTCACCAGATGTTACTTTATAGTATGTGTAGTTAATATAAGGATCCGCAGCGATGTCGTCTACATCGACGTGACGGAATATGTCCTTTATATTAACAGTTTCACCTGTCCTTTGGATGTCGTATTGCCTTGTTGGAAAATTTTTAAAGAATGACATTAGCTTTTGCTTTCATTTGATTTGTTAACGGTTTCCCATATAGCCTCTTGTTCATTTAATCGGGCTAAATCTGCATCAGATGCACCTTGTTCGGTGGCCAATCCATCCGCACCAATGCCACGATTCTCATCGTCGCCGAGTGTTTCAATATCAAACCGTGTTAGAGCTCGTGTTTCTTGGAATGAAATAGATACATCTACTTCAAGAGGTGATCCATCAGTGTGGAAGACCGGTGCTGTTGAGTTAAACGATGATTGTACACCTTGCAAATAACAGGAATAGATCTTTGGAATGTATTTGTTCTCATTCTTTTGACCATCGAGAAAGCGAATACGCCACACTGGTGGATACCTTAAAGTAAGATTTTGTTGATTGCCATTCGAGTCAGCGTATGTGTACTTACGAAATGTTTTGTGTATTTTCTGTATCTCTTTTGCTTCACTTTCAGACCGAGCAATCATTTTAAAGGCAAAGGTGAAGCTTCTAACACTATTGCCCGAAAAGGTGGTATTTGTATTAGGATTTAAAATAGTCTTTGCCTTAAACTGTAACTTATCACCATAGCCAGGTAACGCCATAGCAGCAATCGCTGCGATTTCTCCAGCTCTTGCATCTTTTACTTGATTAAGCAGTGCATTTGATCCTACTTTAAATTTGTTCATCGCACCATCAGTAGTTGCTGCAGCCTTTACCGCTTGATTCAATGCACCTCCTAAAGAACCAAGATCAATTGTATTATACGTTGCCTGGTCACTTATTTCAATACCAGATGGACAGGGAAACCAGATTGTTTTTAATTGGACATCACCAGATGATGTATCATAAGCCGTGAATTCAATACAAGGACGGTCCGCTTGTCCGCGCAATTCAAGTGGATACATAAGGCCTTCTGCTCCTGAGTCGTATCCACCTCTTAGTCCAAATCCAAGCTGATCAGTGATTGAACTAACTGCTCCGCTAATTTCGTTTCCTATTAATTTTGTTATTTTTCCAATCATATAAATACCTTTAGTAGTTATTTATAATAAAATCATGGCATACTCAGGGCGATATAGACCAAAGAACATAAAGAAATATGAGGGAGACCCATCAAACATAAAGTATCGATCTTTGTGGGAAAGACAGGCCTTTAAGTATTTAGATGCAAATCCATCAGTAATCGGATGGAACTCAGAAGAAGTTGTTGTACGTTATCGATGTAAGACAGATGGCAAAATGCATAGATACTTCACTGACTTGTTTATTCGTATGAAAGACGGCAAGTGCTTTTTAGTTGAAATCAAGCCTAAAAAGCAAACAGTGGCGCCAAAGCAGGGCGCAAGAAAAACAAAAAAGTATATAAAAGAAGTCATGACTTATGCTAAAAACATATCAAAGTGGGAAGCGGCTACTGAATTTGCTCATCGAAATGGTATGACATTTCAAATTTGGAATGAAGATACATTGAAATCACTTGGTATAAAACTACTCACATAGTTATAAATAGACTATATAATGGCAGTTTCATACATAGATAGATTACAGTCCCAAGCATATAAAGCTGGAGTTGAAAAGAATACTGAAAGATCTTTAAGTTGGTTTAAACGCCAACTAATAGGAATGAAGTCATTCAATAGACAAAACCTTTTACGGGATGATAATCTTAAGACTCGTAGTCGTCCATTGCCTGGTCGCATGTTTATGTACTTCTATGATCCAAAACATAAAAAGACATTGCCCTATTATGATAGGTTCCCTCTTATTTTTATGGTAGAAAAAGCAAAGGGAGGTTTTTATGGTCTTAACCTACACTATTTGCCTCACAAACAGCGAGCCCTTTTCTTTGATAGGCTTACAGACTATTCTACAAATAAAAAATACGATTTAAGTACTCGCCTAAGATTATCTTATAATCTTTTGAAAGGTGCTTCTAAATTAAAGATGTTTGGTCCGTGTTTTAAGCACTATTTAAGTGAGCACGTAAGATCTCAAATGGTTGAGGTACCAGCCAGCGAATGGGAAACTGTTTTGTTTATGCCAACCGAAAACTTTAAGAAAAAGAATAAGAACCAAGTTTGGTCCGATTCACGTAAAATGATATGAGCTTCTTAGATAAATTAAAAAGTACTGTTAGTCCTACAACAATTGATGATTTTAAATCCACGATTGGTAAACATGCTGGATTAGCTCGTACAAATAGATTCTTAATCTATATGCGGCCGCCGTCGCAGTCTATTCTTAATATAGATATTCAAAACATAGCAATCACCGCACTATCGGGTGACTTTAAAGCATCTTCTCTTTTTAACGATCCAAGAGATATTGCTTTACTTTGCAATCGTTGTTCTTTACCTGGCCGACAAATACAAACATTAGACAATCCTCATTTAGGATTTAAAAATAGCATTAAACATCCTACAGGCTATTTTAATGAAGATATCGAATTTGAATTTCACTTAACAAACGATTATTATATGAAAAAAATGTTTGATAAGTGGATGGGTTTAGTCATTAATCAAGAAACCTATTGTAAGAACTATGATAGCGTCTATACTTCAGACATAACGATTCAGCAATTAAATCAAGACAATACACCTATTTATGGTGTTGAGCTATTTAACGCCTTTCCTATTACTATGAATGCAATAGAGCTGAGCAATGAAGGCGGTGACTCTACACAAAAACTAAGCATAGGGTTTACCTATGAAGACTTTAAACCATCAGGTGGAATATCCTCAACCTTCGGTGGTATCAAAAACGCGATTGGAGGATTGTTTAATTAAAAGAGTATTAAATTATTATGAATACATTACCAAAACTAGATACACCAACATACACAACTGTTCTACCTTCTACAGGTGAGAGCATTGAGTACCGTCCTTTTCTTGTAAAAGAAGAAAAGATCCTTATGATTGCGCAAGAGTCGAATGACAATGCTGCAATGATTAAAGCACTTAAAAACATCATCAGGTCATGTACAGAAGGACAAGTTGATCCAAGTAAATGTACGGTGTATGATATTGAATTTTTGTTTTTACAGTTTAGAGCTAAGAGTGTTGGAGAAACAGCTCCAATTCGTTTAAAGTGCGAAGAGTGTGGCGAATTTACAGAAGTAGAGATTGACCTATCAGAAGTTGAAGTTCAGTATCCTGAAAATAAGCCAGAAAATAATATCAAGCTTACTGATAAAGTAGGTATTAAACTGAAAGAAGTGTCCGTAGATGAAGTTGAAACACTTTCAGGCGAGACTAATTCAAAAAACTTTAATAAGGCTATTGCGGCGGTTATTGACGTAATCTATGATGATGATAACGTATATAACGTAAAGGAAACAAGCGCTAAAGAAGTTTCTGAATTTATTGATACTTTAAGCCACCATCACCTCGAAAAGATCCAAAACTTTATCGAAAACCAACCAATGCTTAAACACATTGTTAAATTTAAGTGCGAAAAGTGTGGTCATGAAAATGAAGTAGAGTTGGTTGGACTACAAAGTTTTTTTACTTAGGCCTTTCTCATGATTCTTTACAAAATCACTATCAAACCAACTTTTCTATGGTTCAACACCATAAATATAGTCTAACAGAACTTGATAATATGATTCCTTGGGAAAGGCAAATTTATGTATCACTCTTATCACAATTTATAGAAGAAGAAAACGAACGATTAAGAAAACAAAATGGCTAACCAAATTCCATCAGATCCCGCTAATCAAAAAATTGCGGACTTGACACAAGACCAACTTAATGTTAGTCGCGGTCAATTCGCCAAGATCAATGCAAGCAATGAAGCATTAGGCGCGGTTATTATGGAGCTTGCCGCGGCGCAGTCGCAGCAAGAGAATATTGCAG